GAAAACCGAATAACCCAGCCCCAGTATCAGGCCCTGGCGCTCTTAGTCAACGTACTGACGGGGGTCCAACACAGCCCGCAACCTACATGGCAGGACTACCATACGGACAAGGACAACAGAATTACGATAACCAAGTAGCAGCACCTATGGCTGGCAATCCTGTACCACAAATGGAGATGCCAACACCATTGTTAGCCCCTACTGCTCGTCCTTCAGAACCTATCACCGCTGGTATTGACCGTGGTGATGGACCTGGTTCAGAAGCAATGGGAACATTGCCTAATAGGGCTTATACAATTACAGAAGTATTTAGAAATTTAATTCCATATGACCCATCTGGTGATGCTGAGTTGGTATATAGACAATTACTTGATGAAGGATACTAATGGCTGTAAAAGTTAATTTTATTGTAGCCAAAACTAATCCTAATTTGTATGCCGCTGCTAAGTCAGCCAACTTGCCACAAGAGCAGGTATCACAATTAGAACAGTTTTCTTGGACAGTTGATAAAAATAAAAAACTTAATCAAATGTCTGCTGATGCTGCAAGAAAAGAATTTAACGAACTAGACCCAGAGGTTCAAGAAAAACTTAAGTATTTATATCCTAAAGCAGATTATATGCAAGAGCCACCAGATGCTAGTGATTACGCAATTGGTGCATTAAAGACTGTTGGTAAAGTTGTAGCCTCTCCATTAATTGGTATATTCAAGGCTGCTGGTGCATACAATAGAATTATCAACACACCATACCTAGTAGCACGTCAGGCTAGTCAAGGTGAAGGTTTGTTCTCTATGCAAACTTGGACAGATGCTTGGGATGGTCGTAGAATATTTGACCACGGTGCATTGGCTGAAACAGTTAATTATTTTGGAAACGAAAAAGTAGAAGTAGCAAAAGGATTACTTGCTGGTAAGACACCAGGAGAAATCATTGCATCCTCTGGTGGAGCAGTAAATCAAAAGTTACTTAGTGCTATAGAAGAATCACTTAATAACCCAGATGATTTCCGTCAAGTATTAGATGCTGTTAAATATGCACAAGTGTCTCCAGGTAGAGACTTGGCTCGTGTCTTTACACAGAAAGACCCAAACAGCAGCAGTGCTGGTGGAGATTATATTGATGGTAAGACTAAAGACTTATCAGGTACAATAGATTTTTTCTATCAATTAGCAGTTGACCCACTAACTTGGTTTACTGGTGGTTTTACTGCAGCAGCCCGTGCTGGTACTAGAGCAGCAAAAACTATTCAAGAATTTCCTAATGCTACTGGCGTTAGAATGGTATTTAGTGATGAAAAAAATGGCGTTCGTAAATTATGGGATGACCAACTAGGACCTAAAGTTTCAGACCTTATAGATGCTAAAAAAGCAGGGGATAGAATAGCCCAAAAAAGAATTATTGATGATATTAAATTAAATCATCCTGCCTATAATAATGATGCAGCAATTAAGATGCTTGAAGATAATAGTATTGTAGATGCTAAATCTGCAGTAGAATACTTTGAACAAGCAGAAAACCTACCTAAATTTATGGCAGGTCGTGTTAATGGAGTCCAATACTCTCGCAATGGTATTGCTACTGCAAATACTCACAATAGACTTGAAAAAGGTTTTTCTAAATTAGTAGATAAACTTGTTAATCCAAAATTATTTGGTAGTGATGAAGAACTATTAAGTAAAACAGATGACATCTGGGATACATTAATAAAACAATCTCCAGAAAATGGATTTATTTCTGAGCAAGCAACTGATTTAAAGAAATTTCATGACAGTCTAACTACCAATCAAAAAATTAAACTTGGAGTAGCCAAACAACTTTCCCGTTCACCACAGGGTGGTGTAATTAAACTAGGTAAGAGTGCTGTTGAAACCGCTGAAACATTTAGATTAACTGCACGTCAAGTTATGCCTAAAGATATGGCTGACTTTATGACCCAGAAGTTTATTAATGCTAAACAAAATGACCAGATTTCTATTATGAAGGCAATTGATTACGCAGTTATTGAGCGTTATGGTATTACTGGGCATCCTGGTGGTAAAGATTTAGCAATGACAATTTTAAATGCTAAGTATGGCGTAGCCAATGCTATGGATGAGGGCGTAGAACTAGCAATTAGACCAGATGTAGCCCAAACACTATCAAAAGATTTTGTAGTTTATAGAGATGGTGTGCCACATTTAAAGACTGGCAGCATCATTCAACCTTATCAAGAAACAAATGCTTTAGGTTCATTAGATTATTTTGCTTTAAGTCAAATGTCTTATGAATTAAAGAACAAAAAAAATCTTTTATTAACCGTAAAGGGTTCTACTAACCATAGATTTGCTACTGAGTTGGTTAATTCTTGGTCTTTGTTTACACTTTTCCCACGTTTGGGTATACGAAGTGCTATAGATGAGACTATGATGTACCTTCTTACAGCACCTGCTAAGAATATTATGGACACATTTGTCCCTGGAGTATTAAAGAGAGACAAAACTTTAGGCAGAAAAGGAAGTATTGCAAGTAATATTGCTTCTTCTTATGCTGGTTCTAGGTCTGGTGAAAAGTTACGTCAAGCCCTTGCCCGTAAACTAGGACTTAACACACCTTCAGAATCTTTAAATGATGCAACTAGACACATAGCAATATCTGATTATGCAAAAGATTTAGGAAAAGATGTTGCTGATTTAACTTCAGCAGAACGCAAATGGGCACAAGCCTTAGCAGCGGTAGAAATGTATGGCACTAAGTTAACATCTAAACTAGATGCTGATGAAGCGAACTGGTTAATGGAAGCACTTGCTCTAAACTCTCAATACTTAGGTTCAGCAACACGCTCTATTGCTAGCGCATCAAACATAACTGGTAAACAAGTACCAGAGGTGGCAGAACAATTTTTAGACCAAAATCAATTTGATAAACTTATTAAGTATCTTCAAGAAAGTTTTAAAGTTGAGGTAGGTCTTAAGGGTAAAGAAGTAGAAACTTCTAAGTTAATAAGAGATAATATTTTAAATGGTATGGGTGCCAATGTTATTCACTTTGAGAACTTTGTAAAACGTTTCTATGGAAACCGTAAAACAGTATATGGACTTTTAGATGATTATAACTTTAATCCAGCAACTGTATTCTTAAAGAATAATGCTTTAAGAGATACCAAAGATTGGTATAACGCTGGTAATGAACTGCTATCAAAGGTAGGCATTGAGCGTAATGTTGAGGGTGTCTTTGATGACCTTACTCAATTAACATTAGATGAACTAGATGGCAAATTTTTATTTAGCGTAAGAGATAAAAAAGCATTAGATAATTTCTTAGAAAGCAGAAGTTTTACCAATACCCTGCGCTCACAGGGTAAGAGTGATATTGATATTGCTCGTCATTTAGTTAATGAAATTCTTGCAGATACCTACAGATACTTCCATGGAGATTCTCAAAAGTATAATCAAGCATTAGTTGATACTATTAAATCAAAGTACGATGAGATTACAGCGGGTGGAGCAGAGTTTATTTCAGGTGCTTGGGTTAAAGCAGCCAAGGGTGTTACCTTTGATGAGTTTTCTGACCTAACAAAAGGATTCCAACCAACTGGAAAGATGTATACATCCCTTGAAATAGAGGGACTAGATGACTTTGGTAACGTATATAAACGTTTTGGTAATACGGCAATGGAAATGATGGATAGACAAGTAACTGGAATTATCCGTCAACCCGCTACTATGGTTGCTTATCTAAGACTTCGTAAGTTCTATTCTCAATCAGAGAAAGAATATGCTAAAAAACTTTTAGATAACATGGAAGCCGAAGCAATTGCCATGGGTAAAAGTTTTAATAAAGCAGATGCAGAACCTCAAGCAATATTGCAATCACAAAAATATTTTGCAGAAGTATCTGTTCAACAGGCTGCAGATGAAGTATTAAAGTTTGTTGATAACCCAACTGTTCGTACTAACTTTGCAATATCAGCCCGAAATGTTGGCAGATATTATCGTGCTACCGAAGATTTCTGGCGCCGTATTCTTCGCATGAAGGATGTATCACCACGAGTTTTATACCGTACTAGATTAGCCCATGTTGGCTTAGATGCTGCTGGTGGTATATATGAGGACCAAAATGGTGACCCATATGTAATGATGCCAATGGATGATATTATCTTTAAGACAGTAGATAATGTTGTTCGCACTCTTACCCCTGGTGAATCAGGATTTGGTCAGCCTATATTCAATGACTTCACTATGAAGTTAAAGTTGGCTAACCCATCTTTTACTCCAGATGCAGGTTTACCTACACTATCAGGACCAATTGGTGCATTAAGCATCATTGCAATGAAAAATGTACTAGGTCAAGTAGGTGGTACTGCTGGCCGAAAGGTTGGCGAAGAGATAGATAACTATGCACTAGGTAGTATTGGCGATAACATTGATGTTGTTCGTGCTTTAGTTCCATCTTCTTTACAGAAGTTATATTCACTACTTCCACAAAATGAGAAGAGTAGACAAGAGGCTACTGCAGCAATGCAGGCTATTGCATACAATGCTTCTCAAGGGTATATGTTAGACCCTAATGCTACTGAAGAAGAGAAGTTTACATACCTAAAGAACATTCGTTTATCAGCACATAACATCGTAGTTATGCGTTCTATATTAGGTTTAATATCTCCAGTTGCTCCATCAATGCAAGAATCTATTGGAGTACCTGACTATCTTAAAGAGGTAGGCATAACTGGATTACGTCCAGAGTTCTTTGATATATTAAATGCAGTAACTGAAAAATATAAGGGTGATATTCAAGACCCATATGAGTTAGCGGTTGCTACATATATAGGCCAAAACCCAGGTAAATTAATCTATACAGTATCTCGTGATGACAAAAAGACTAATGTAATCATTAATAAGACTAAAGAGTTAAAGAACTGGGCTATAGAAAATCAAGATATTATTAAGACCTATGGTGAATCAGCATTTATATTTGCACCTAATACTGGAGATTTTGATGTTAGTACCTATGCCTGGCTTGAAGGTGCTGGACTACTAGGCAATAAAGACTTAGAAACTTATTACAGAGATGTATTGGTATCTAGAGATAAGCAGGCTTACTACGATATAGGCAAAGAAGAGAAGGCTTTCTTAGCATCTTCTGGCGATACTATGTTGCGTAAGGCTATTATTAAAACGTCTACAGCAAGACGTAATGCATTAAAAGCAAGCAACCCACTACTAGAGCCAGCCTTAACTGCTGGTGGTAATGAAGTTGGTAGCGAGTTAGCAATGTTATCCAGCGTAGAACAAATCATTATTGATAATAAAATAAGTGTAGATGCTGGAACTAAACAAAGACTAGCAATGGTTTCTTCAAGAGTAAGACAGTTTGTATCCCTTGCAAATGACCCATCAAAGAGGGAACTATCTAACTTCTCAGAAATTAAGCGAGAAATGAAAGAAGATATCAAAGCATTGATAGACGACTTACAGGTTGGAGACCCAATTTTGAAAGAAGCAAACAGGGCTGTATTCAAGGCTATACTTGATTACTACTCCCGTGATACCTACACAGCAAGGGAGAGATTCTAATGCCATTTTCGTATGTTCCACCTAAGAAAACAGAAGAACAAAAATTACAAGAACAATTAAATAAAAAGAAATCAGAACTTACTGGCTTTAATGGTCCTGAATCTAAATTAAATAAATATGAAATAGGAACTAAAGATTACAACGATGCGGCTGCTGCCGCAAAAATATTAAGAGAGCAAATTCGTGTTCTTGAAAGCAAACTGGCAGAATCTAAAAAAACAAAAGTTCAAGATGCATTGCAAAGAGCAAAAGATTCTGGCAATACAGATGAGGTAACAAGAAGACAAGAAGAACTTGATGCTATAAACGCAACGATTAATAATCCTTATGACCCTAAAATTAGTGGACCTCAGTATGTAGAGGGCGATGAGTTTGGTAATGCTATTAGAGGAAAAGGTCTTGGCGTAGACACGGACCCTGATAATGGCAAGAGCAGTCTTAAATCTACTATGGAAGGTTATGAGTTTGCAGGTCAAGAACACCTTATCTGGGTAGGTAGGAATCAAGGATTCCAAAGTAAACTTCCTGGGTTCAGCAGTACTCAACCAAAAACTAATGTAGAAATTTCTGCTGGCTATAATGAATTAGAAAAGAAGATTCTTACCGATGCACAAAAGCAACCTGGTGGAATTGAAAGCCTACTTGGTAGACTTTATAAAGCAGGATTAATTAAAAAAGAAACTTATGATGGAAAGAAGTTAGAGTCTAGCGATTTTAGTTCTGGCTTAATGTATGCCCTACGTGAGTTTAGCAAGAAGACTGTTCGTGATTACGAACTAAGTGGCATCAAAGAACCAATATCATTTGACCAATATCTTGATAAAGAGTTTACGCCAAAGGGACCAGAAGTAAATTATGCTTCCGTAACTACTACTCGTGATACTGCTGCTTCTGACTTAGATAGATTTATGATGCAGTATCTTGGTACTGGCGCTAATAAGCAACAACACGATGAGTACTATAAGCAACTTAGAGCCTTAGAAAAGAAGGCTATTCAAACTACTACAACAACTGAAAACTCTAGAAATCTTGCTGGTGAATTCTTAGATGATGTAGATAAAATGGAACTTATGCGTAAGGTGGCTGGTAAAGCACTTGAAGGTTCTGATATTGATACTGTATTAAAGGGTGGGGCTGGAGCAGCACAGGCTGTTAATGGCGTATTAGCCTATGCAAAGCAGTATGGAATTAACCTTAATAGTAAAGATGCTTTAGGTTATGTGGCTAATGAATTAAAGCAAGGTCAAGGCGATTTGAAAAAGATAAACGCTAAAATCTTGGCTATATCAAAGGCTACATATGGCAATCTATCTGATGTTATATCAGAGGACGTAAGTCTTGCAGAGTTATCAAGCAATTATAAATATAACATGGCTCAAGTATTAGAACTAAGTCCAGATGCTATTGATGTCTTGGACCCAACCATTCAAACAGCGCTTAAGAATAATGGAAATAAGGGAGCAATGAACTTAACTGACTTTGACAGGATGTTACGTAATGACCCTCGCTGGGGTAAGACTAAGAACGCTAGAGAAGAAGCCTCTAAGTATGCATATGATGTACTTAAAGACTTTGGATTGATGGCATAATGGCCGTAAAAAAATCAACCGCCAATCAAAGAGAAGATAGAACTTCAGCACCTAAGATTCCTGCCGTAATTGCTAAACCTGCTGCCCCTGCAACAAAGTCATCTGGTGCTGCACCTAAAGGTGGAGGTCAGGCAGCAAGTGGTAGTAAATTAGTTCAACCTACAGTTACTCCAAAATCTAGTGGTAGTACTAAAATACCAGCACCTAAAACATCTACTCAAATTGCAGCAGATGCACAAAAAATATTAGACCAACTAGGTGCTATGGGTCAAAGATTAGATACCTTATATACAGAAGATAATAAACGTAAAGATGACACCAAAGATGATATTGATACTCGTGAAGACCCAAGTTTAGTTTATGCAAAAATGCAAGATGAGAAAGCAAGAGTAGATGCTTTTGCTTTACTCAAAGATGTATTTGCTTCTTATGGTTTAGTAGAATTAGCAGACCAGATTTCAGGCTATATGAAAGAAGGTATAGGTACTGGAGAGGCTACTATTAGACTTAAGCAATCCCAACCTTATAAAGATAGATTTTATGGTAATGAACTAAGACTTGCTAGTGGTAGAAATGTTATTAACGAAGCAGAGTATTTAGATTTAGAAAATAGTTATTCACAAACTTTAAAAGCATATGGTTTGCAAGATTACTTTGGTGTAGGTGCAACCCCTACTGAGCGTAAGAATAGACAAAAAGCAATAGCCAATGTTATTGGAGCGGACATATCTGCTGTTGAATTTAAAGACAGAGTATCCACTGCGGTTGATAGAGTTAAAATGGCTGACCCAGCAACTAAGAATGCTTTTCAACAATTCTATGGTATTGGCGAAACAGAACTTGCTAAGTATTTCTTAGACCCAACAAAGACTTTAGTAACTCTTAAAGAGAAGGCAACTGCTGCCGAAATTGGTGGTGCTGCAATAGGTCAAGGACTACCAGCCACTGCTGCTAGTGCAGAAGACCTTGCTAGATTTGGTATTAGTAGAGAGCAAGCACAGATTGGCTACTCAACCATTGCTGAGGAACTACCTACTGCTTCTAAACTTGGTAACATATATTCTGAAACTGGCACTACATATGGACAAGCAGATGCAGAATCTGCAACCTTTAAAGGTTTAGCATCTGCTAAACGAAAGAAAGAAAAATTGGTAGCCACTGAACAAGCATCATTCCAGGGTTCATCTGGTGTAGGTGCAGCAGGATTATCAACCACATACTTGCGTAGAGGTTCTTCCGCAGGTCAGTTCTAAATAGATTCCCCACACGGATAGACCAGCCCCGTGGGGTGTATAAGTCTGGTAGCAAGAGCCAACCAATTTCCCCGAATTGACTTGTGGCTTGCGACTAATCAACGAATAGAAGGGTGGGTTGCTATGAGCAACAACTACTGGGAAGACGAAGACGAAGACCAAGATAACGATATACCTCTGCAAGGCGATGACTTAGTTAAGAAACTAAGAAAAGCCAAACGTGCAGACGAGAAGCGTATCAAGGAACTGACTGAGCAACTTGAGGGATTGTCCAAGGTGCAGCGTGAGAGAACCGTCAAAGAAGTCCTAGAAAAGAAGGGCGTTAATCTAAAGGCGCAACGCTTAATTATGAAAGACTTAGAAGACATTAGTGAAGAGTCAGTTAATTCCTGGCTTGACGAAAATGCTGATTTGTTTGGATTAAAAAGCGCAGAGTCTGCGAATCCTGAACAAGAACTTAATCGAGCAGCCTTACGGCAGCAAGATGTTCTTACTCAGAACGCATTAACCCCTGAACGTACAGAGGATTTAGAAACAAAAATATCAAATGCACAATCTGCAGATGAGATTCTTTCTATCCTCCGTGCAAATCAATAATTAATCCATAGTAATTCTAATCACCTTGGAGGTGACAAATGCCTAATGCCTATACAGGTACAGGTTCCGCTACACTTGGCGGTACCGCTGGTGGCGCAGGTCTAGTCCAGCAAGCGTATGACCGCTTATTGGAGTTCGCTCTCCGTTCTGAACCACTAATTCGTTCAGTCGCAGATAAAACACCTGCCCGTCAATCAATTCCAGGCTCAACCGTAGTTCTACAGAAGTACGTTGACTTGGCCCAAAAGACATCTACTCTATCTGAGTCAGTTGACCCAGATGCAGTAGCACTATCAACACCAACCACAGTTTCTATTACTCTTAACGAGTACGGTAACTCAGTGTTGGTAACACGTGCGTTGGAACTATTCAGCCTTGCTGATGTAGACCCAGCAATCGCTAACATTATCGCTTTCAACCTAGCAGATTCAATTGACGCAGTAGCAATGGAGACATTGCGTGGCGGAACAAACGTAATCTACTCAGGTTCAACAGCAACCTCAACAGCAACAGTTACAGCAGCAGCAGTAATTAACTCAGCAAACATCCGTAAGGCCGTTGCTAAGTTACGTTCTGCTAAGTCTGTAGCACGTAAGGGTTCACTATACTGGGCTGGTATCCACCCAGAGGTATCCCATGACCTACGTGCCGAGTCCTCTTCAGGACAAGGCTGGCTACTTCCTAACCAATACGGTTCTTCACAAGACCGCATTTGGGCAGGAGAGATTGGTAACTACGAAGGTGCATTCTATATTGAGTCATCTCGTTTGTTCTCATCAAAGTCTGGTGGTGACCAATCAACATTAGCAACAACAGCAGTAACAGTAGCAGGAACATCAGCAGGGTTTACCTTTGGTGTTGCTTCCTCTGCAGTTATCGCTACACGTGCTGAGGTTGGAGATAAGATTTCAGGAACAGGTATTGCAAGTTCTGCAAAGATTACTGCTATTAGCACCACAGGTTCAACAACTACAATTACTGTAGATGTTGCTAACACTGCTGCTGTAACAGCAACAACAGTTGTAACCGTAACTCCTGTAACTCGTGTATTTAACACAATTATCTGTGGACAGCAAGCAATGGCACAAGCCGTTGCCGAAGAGCCACATGTAGTTATCGGACCAGTAGTTGATAAATTAATGCGCCACCGCCCAATGGGTTGGTACGGTGTACTTGGTTTCTCACGCTACCGTGAAGAGGCTTTATACCGAATCGAATCAGGTTCATCAATCGCTGCTCTTTAGTAGCAATGGGGGGTGGGGCTTACGCCCTGCCCCTCTCTTAATAAAGGACTGAAATGACTACATATATTTTTAATACACCAATAGTTAGAGAAGGTCCAGCGGGTGGACACCGCTTATTTTACTTTTATAAATTAGACCGTGGGATAACTATTATTCGTGATAAAGGGATATATAAGCAAGTACGTTATTTAGTAGATGAAGACTTACAGTCTTACCAAGAGGTTTATCTTGGTGGAAGCCGTCACATAGTTGACGATGCTACAAAGGCTAGATTAATAGCAGGCAATGTTGGAGTTACAGAGGATAATTTTACAGCACAATGAGTTTACATCAACTAAGGACACATCCAGAATTTGTAGAAGATTGCTTTGGATGCAAGATAAGTACACTAGAATTAAGTACGGGTGACGCTAACGGTAGGGCATCTATGCCATTACGTAAGTGGGAGGGTGAACTGCAAGCATATAGAGATGCTCGCAAGCAAGGTATTCAGCCAGCAGGAACTACTATGGCTAAGATAGAAGCAGCACAGAAAGCATCAGAGAATTTGGGTAGGGCTTACAACGCTGAGAAAGACCCAAATGCTAGACACATAGATAAAAAAACCGCTAAAACAATCAACGAACTAGGAGCATAATATGCCAATGGTAGACGGAAAGAAGTTCCCTTACACAATGAAGGGCAAGGCTATGGCTAAGAAAGCAGCCAAGAAGTCAGATAAGAAGATGGTTATGAAGAAGATGACCATGAAGAAAATGGGTAAGAAGAAGTAATATGGACAAGATGTATGATGTCCCTAAAAAGAAACCTTCCAAAAAAAAATCTAAATTCCCACCAAATAAAGGTTGGGGTGCTGCCAATCCTAACTATGTTGAGGATATGATGGCAAGAGGCAAGGCTGCTAGAAAAGCAAGAGAAGATGCAAAACAAGGTATATATGTTAATCCAACATATGGACCCATTTCTGGTTCAGCAGAATAGGAAACAATATGGTAATGCCAAGTAGAACACCAAAGCCAAAACCAAAGCCTACTGTGCTAAGGGGCAAGGCAGCAATTGATGCGTATAAAAAATCAATATCTCCTTCAGGTATTGTAGCGGCTGAGGCTGCTGCTAAGAAAGCCATTGAAGAAAGATACCCAGGATTGTTTATACCTGAAACTAAAATCTCACCTCCTGGTGGGCGTAGAAGTAAATAATGGCATCATCTGGTAGTTATAAACGCCACGATGGTTTTAACTCAATTCAAATCAAAGATGGCCTAGTGGTTCGTATGGGCAAAAATGGAATCATTAGGTCTGTTCTTGGAAGGTACGGGGAGCATGGCAAAGACAGCAGCATGGCAAAGAAAAGAAGGTAAGAATCCTAAGGGTGGGCTTAATGCCAAGGGCAGAGCATCCTACAAGGGTGGAACCCTCAAGGCACCTGTAAAGAGCGGGGATAACCCCCGTAGAGCCTCATTCTTGGCCCGTATGGGCGGGATGCCAGGACCTGAACGTAAGCCTGATGGGTCAC